TCAAAAGAGTATAGACTTGCTGCCTTAAATGCCTTTTCCCATTCATGGTCTTTTATATCTCCTAATCTAAGCCTTAACCCATCTATACCTGAATTTGCTGATATAATTCTTTCGCAAAGTTGAGATACACTCATCTCTAGAGATGTATACATAACAGTTTTTTTGTTTCTTGCTATATTTAGTCCTATCTGCATTCCTATGATTGTTTTTCCAACCCCTGGTCTTGCCCCAATTGTTGTCAATTCCTCTGGGTGCAATCCTGCTGTTGCTTTATCAAGTTTGCTTATACCAGTGTAATAAGATTTGTCATCTCTATTGTCATATCTCTTTTCTAATAGCTCTGTTGTCTCTAACATTCCTTGTTTTAGCGTAACTACATCATCATCTATGATGTTTTCTATCTCATCAATTTCCATCATTGCGTTATTTTTAATTGTTTCAATATCAATTTCTAGATTCTTTGCCATCTTGATTATCTTATTTGCTTTCTGTATCAATTTCCTACGATTAGCCTTATTTTTTAGAACTTTAATGTTACTCTCAATAGTGCTTGTGCTAGCTATTAGGTTAGTTATATCTACTAAGTGGGATATAGGTATTTGTGATTTTTCATGTACTGTGAAGATGTCAATATTGTTATGCTCTGCATGAAGTTCTGTAATTGCTTTAAATATTCTTTGATTTGTGGTTTCAATAAAGTCATCTACCTTGAGATGGTTAATAAAATCATGGGTAGCTGAATCTAATAGCAACGAGCCAATGATTTGGTATTCTATTTTTAGGCCATCTTTTGAGATCATAGCCTTCTATCACTCCTACGCCAATTATCAGATGTTGGTGGTTTATCTACTTTTGGTTCTTCATTTAAGTAACTTTCAAATTTAGTGCCGAATAATGTTTCTGGACGTAAGTACTTTTCCATTTCAGTGCCTAGCCATTGATTGCATTTTATATCAATTACTCTCTTGAAATCATCTAAAGTGAAACCTTCTTTAATCCTAGCATTTATAAGAGATTGTGTTTTCTTAGTAGTAGCTCTGAAATTTTTATTAGCTTTTTGATTTAAGTAATCTATCACAGGAGTATATATATTATTATTCTTATCATTCTTATCATTCTTGTTTGTGTCGATTTGCTGTTGATTTGTTGTTGATTTGTTGTCGGGCTTGTTGTTGGATTTGTTGTCGGAAATCTCATCATCCATTTGATATAACGTCCAGTTTACAATAGTTACAATAGAAAATTTGTTGTTGGATTTGATGTTGATAGTGTTGTTAGTCTCTAACAACTTTAAATATTCCCAAGCAGTTGATGGAGCCATATTTAATTCCATAGCTGCTTTATTTCTTCCAGTAATAAATTGCCCTGGTTGTAATAATACTTTTTGTCTACCAACTAATTGCTCATGTGGTTTATGAGTTGCTTTTAATAGACACCAAATAAAGACTTTAAGTAATTTTTCATTGTCAAATATAGCTTTATCTTTTAAGCATCTATGAAGTTTTATCCATCCCTTACCACTCACTTCATCACCTACTTTGTGAGAGCTAGGAGCTCCATACTCCTAGCTTATTCTTCTTCAAATAGTGTTTCTGTTAGGTCTATATTTTCTAGTTCTTTGTCTATTTCTTCAAATTCTCCATCTACTACATCATCATAGTTCTGAAGTATTTCAATTAGCTTACTTGCTTCTGTCTTGGTTAATTCTTTGCTTGAGTTTTTATTGAACTCTTCGTGCATAATCTGTTTTACAGTTTTACCTTCAATGTTTTTCTGTTTTGCTAGAGCGTATATATAGTTCAATTGTTTTTGACTAGCTAAGTCGTTTGTTTCAGGTTTTACGTTGTTTGTCATTTGGGCTTCTTCCATGGGTTGTGTTTCTACTTCTATTGGAGTATCATCTAAAGCACTATCATCTATAGGCATTTCTTCCGGGGAATATAAACCTTCAAATTCTTCTGGTATTGCTTCCCTTAGAGCTTGTACAAGGGCAACTTTTCTAATCATTGTTGCGGGCATCTTCTGCCAATTAGTCATTAGGTCGCCTTTGCTGTTATATCTTTGATATTCCTCTAGCCCTACTGTTATTTCCATTGGAACATTCCAATCTTTTCTGTATACTCTAGCCCAACCACCTACAAGGGTTTCCTTTGGAAGCACTAATGCTCCTTTCCTATATTCAACAGTTCCATCTTCTTTTTGGACTATTACTCCTGCTTCATAGCCTGTACATAATTTTGATTTAGCTGCTCTTTTTACAAATGTATCTTTACCTGTAACCATAGTAGCTGGACTATTGCCAAATTTGATTAGATATGCTTCTCTTAAGAATGGATTTAGATTTTGGTATTTGCACATTTGTATAAACATCATTACTTCTTGATCTGTTACTTTAGATGAATCTCCAGACACAAGGTATTTCTTTACTATGTCTTTTGATAGTGTTACTTCACCATTATCGGTTTCATACTTTACTAACGTATCTTTGTTTTGATAATTCACTATGTCACTCATTTATTACATCCCTCCTAATCGCAATAAGGCATTGTGAATCTTATTATTATCTCATCTTTAGTTGTACTTATTAGTTCAGTAGTACACTCTAACCATTCAGCCATTTCTTTTGGTACTGTCTTATATCCAGTTAGTTTTTCTATTTCTTTAATTAGGTCCTCATATAGAGGACAGTTATTTTTAAATACAAAATCTTCTATATGGTCTTTCATTGTGCCTATGCCGCTTTGAATTACTTTTCTTTCAATAAGTTCTGGTTTACCAAATTCCATTAGCAACCTCTCCTTAATCTTGCCTCTATGAATTCCAATCTTTGTGTCAGATCAATACCATTAATGTGATAATCATTTTTTTCAATTTCTTCTATAAGAGATTTCAAATCATCCGCTGTTTTTAAGGCATTTTCCCATTTTTTTCTATAGATTAATAATGATTCAAAATCGCTTAAACTGATGGTAACCTGCCCTTGAATGTTCACTTTCATCCCCCTTTTTGGTATAATATAGATGAGTATACTTTCTAATTGACCTTTCCAAATTTGGAAGGTCTTTTTTTATGCCTTTCATCAATGTAGATGTAAACTATCCCTGAAAGAAATACTACAAATGCAAGCCAAAAGAACTTCATCATTTTAAGCAAGGCTAAATAGATGATTGTTAAATCATTCATCTCTCAATCCCCCCTTTGCGAAATAAATAAAAAAGCCAATTGCTATACACGTATAAAAATACGCATATAGCAATTGGCTCTGGCTCTGGCTCACTAAACGACTTTTGTCGCCGGCTCTGGCTTAGGCTCATTTTGAATATGAATTTCTTGCTTGCATTTTTTGCATTTGATATATACTCCTGATATTTTGACCGCAGGATCTATTTGCAACAATTTCTGACCACATATATTGCAGTAATACCATTGCTTCATAATACCGTCCCCCTTTTCTTTCGTATTTTAAGGAGTTGACTAAATAACTTTTTTGTTTCTTTCTAACCATCTATCTAAACACTCACGAGTGTATAGATAGACAGTTCATCTTCATCCAATCTCTGTATAGCTACTGTTGGATTTGTATTTTTCTAATAACTTATTAGCAACGCTTAAAAATCTTTGATGCCTCTCTTCTCTTTCTTCATCACTAAGTACAGGAATGCGATAAATAACTTCACCATTTTTTTTAATAACTTCTTTATACTCAAACCCTTTTGTCATCTAACCTCCTCCCTTTGTTAAACCTTATGAAAAAGACGTTATGTCCTATTACTTGCATTTACGTAAGTTATTCTGCAAAAAAAATTTCTTCTGCTGTTTTTGTATCTAAATTTAATATTTCTTTAAGATCTTGAATTTCTTTTCTAGTAAAATCGCTTTTCCCATTAATTTTTCTATATAAAGTAGATTCACTTATTTGAAGCATTTTCGCAATTTGTTTCATTGCAAAACCATTTTCAATCACTTTAGCTTTTAATTTATTTCTATTCAACACCTAACACCCCCTACTTGTCCTACTTGCTTTTACGTAAGTTCATAATATCATTATATCTGATTTGTGTCAATACGTTTATGTAAGTTTTTTTTATTTATTGCACATATTTATTGCATATAGGCAATATTTATATTATAATAACTAAAGCGAGGTGAAAATACAATGAAAGAAAATGATATTAAAAATATCATAAAGAACAGAAGAAAAGAATTAGGATTGACTATGAAAGAAGTTGCTAAAGCTGTAGGAGTTAGTGAAGCGACCGTATCTCGTTGGGAATCTGGAGATATTGGAGACATGAAAAGAAGTAGAATTGCAGCACTCGCAAAAGTATTGAAAATATCACCTAACATTATAATGGGTTGGAAAGATGAAGAAGATTTTAAATTAGGAAATTTATTATCCACTAATAATGAAGATATGATTACTTTAGTAAATAAAATTGCTAATTTGTCTTCAGACAAATTAGCCAATTTAAAAGATATTTTCGAAGATATATTACAAATGGATGATAAACAAATCACACAACTTAAAAAGCTTATAGAAATTATAAAAAGCAATATCCTTTAATGATATTGCTTTTTCTTTTCTTCTCTATTTAGATAATCTTTTACTATCATCTTTAACCGCCTTATCGCTGTATCACTTTCTATTTTACATATTAAATCTAGAAGTTCATTTAGTTCGGAATTTTTACTTTCCTTCCCCATCATATCACCCCTAATATGTAAAATTATAATATCTATTTTATAGTTATTAACAGAACATATGTTCTGCTTATATAATAACATTTCAGATAAGAATTAACAACCCACTTTTTGAAAAATCTTTCAATATTCTTTTGACATTATAAATTCATATGGTATAAAGGTTGTAAATAGCCAGTAAGCTATTTTTTAATAGCTAAAATTCCTGTAAAAGTATTATAATATAAATATATAAAAATACAGGAGTGCAGGAGGAATTAAAATGTATGCTCTTTACGCTAGACAAAGTAGAGACAAAAAAGATTCTATTTCTATAGAGAGCCAATTTGAATTTTGTATGAGAGAAGTACCTGAAGGAATAGAAGTGAGAAAATATGAAGATAAAGGTTACTCAGGAAAAAATATTGAAAGACCAGCATTTCAAAGATTATTAGAAGATATTGAAAAAGGTTTAATTGAGAAAGTTATAGTTTACAGATTAGATCGTATGAGCAGATCTTTATTAGACTTTGCCAAAATAATTGAATTTTTTAAAAAGCATAATACTGAATTTATTAGCACTACCGAGAAATTTGATACCAGTACTCCAATAGGTAAAGCTATGCTATCTATTGTTATGGTATTTGCTGAACTAGAAAGAGAAACTATCCAGCAAAGGATCATAGACAATTATTATGAACGTGGAAAAAAAGGAATGTTTTTAGGTGGTAATGTACCTTTTGGATTTAAGCTTTCTCCTACATATATTGAAGATAAGAAAACCAATATGTTGGTTCCTACTGATAAAATAAATTATGTAATAGATTTATTTAATAAATATGCTAATACTAACACAAGTTTAAAATCATTAGCACTTGAATTAAATGAGAAAAACATAAAAACTAGATTTAACAACTACTGGGATAGTGCAAAAATAAGTAGACTACTAAAAAATCCTGTATATGTTAAAGCTGATGTTGAAATATATAACTATTTTAAAAATATGGGTTGTATTATTCACAATGATATATCTGATTTTATTGGTGAAAATGGTTTATATGTATATGGTAACAATGGTTCAGCAAGTACAAAATTTCAAAATTTAGAAGGTTATCATGTGGTATTAGCTCCTCATAATGGTGTCATTGATAGTGCTACCTGGTTAAAGTGTCAATATAGGTTAAGAAAAAACAAACAGATAAAAAACTCAGGTAAAAGTAAATATAGTTGGTTATCTGGTTTAGTAAAGTGCAAAAAATGTGGTTACGCAATGAATGTCAATAAAGCTAAATTATCAAAGAAAAATAATACTGAAGCTATATATCTTAGATGTTCAGGTAGAGCTAACAAAAACATTTGTGATTGTCCATCTATAAGAGTTGATGAAATTGAAGAATTGATAAAAAATGATATATTTGCATATATAAATAATTTAAGCAACATTTTAAAAGTAGATGTAATAGAAAAATCTGATCAGATTAATGATCTAAAAATGGGGATTTCTAAAAGAGAAAATGAAATTGAAAATCTAATTGATAGTTTAGCACAAGCAAATGGTGTTTCTATAAAATATATTAATAAAAGGATTGCAAAGTTAGATGAAGAAATAAAAGAACTTAACGAAGAATTAAGAAAAGTTTCTCAAAATAATAATTTAGATAAAGAAAAAATAGTACAGTTCAAAGAATTATTACCTCTCTGGGATAAAATAGAACTAGAGGATAAAAAAGAATTTGCACAAGCTTTAATTGAAACTATATATGTTCAAAAAATAGATGGTAGAATTAATTATGAGATAGATTTTAAATATTAATACAACTTGCCTGTATTATAGTTACGTTTGTTCTATCAACTGTTATAAAATTACGGATAACAATAATTGCCTATTTTCTAGGCTCTTTTCATCTTAATATCTCTTTTAAATTACTTGCATCCTCATAAATTTTTATTGGAATTCTTTAATAATAAAGCCCTGGTTTTGTTCCAGGGCTTTGATTCCTTAGAGGTAGGCTAATAACTATTATATTATTTATATAAGTACAGTATTTATTAGTATAGTGTTTAGTGGTTGTCCAAAGGTAAATAAAACAGGTAGGAAAGTAATTCCTACCTCTAAATATATGTAATAGCTGAAGAATGGATATACTTCTTTTTTGTAATAATTCCAATCCCTTGAATCTAGCCCTGTTATGCCACTTTAACTCGCTCGTTAATATGGGTATTAGACTACCTATAAGGAATTGAAACTAGGTAGGCTAATATATAAGGAATAGGAAAACTTTCCTATTTCACGTTAAACTTGATAAAAATTCCACCCCAAATATTGACAAAGAGCTATAAAAAATAAGGTAGGAAATCCTACCTTATTCCTTTATATACAGATATCTTCCAAACTAGCCCTGCAACTGACGTAAATGCTGAAGAATTTTCTGATACTTTTCCCTTTTGATAACCTCTTTTTGTCGAGTAGCTAATACATACTGTTGACCGTAAGGATAAAACTCAATATGAGTTCCGATTCCAATTTGTCGAAGCTCTTGCACTAGTTCCCTTAGATCAGCTTTTGGAATAATCCAACGATTGTATTCTTTAATGGCGCATTCCCCAATCAGAAAAAACACAATCATTTGAGAAGCATATTTTTCAATTGTTTTCATTATATTTCCCTCCTTTGAGCAGGTTAAGCGGAGCAGGAGAAAATCTCCCCTCCTGGGGTTTCACCAGGAACTCCCTAGCCCTGCTGTACAACTTTTCTGCATATATCTGATGATGGGTAACTATTTGCTAAATAGTGTATTGCATTTTGTATTTCACTTGGCAATTCATTAAATTCAACTTCTTCTACTGTAACTGTTCTCCATTTTCCTGCCCCTGGTGCAAATGAAAATCCCATACCCATTTTGCCTGGATCTATTACAACATTAATTTCTCCATCCTTCCATAGAATATAGTCCCCTTCTTGTAAATTATCAAAAGCATACTTTCTAGACCAATGATCGGTTTTGCCTTCTTTATTAATGATAATAAAAACAGAATTAAATTTACTAATAAATACCTTTTTCATTATAACCCCTCCTATTATTTTTATTCCTGCTTGTGCAGGTTGAGCGGAGCAGGAGAGTTTCTCTCCTGACCTCGGCTTTCACGAGGTAGTCCCTAGCCCTGCACATCCTCAATATATACTTCAATGTCTCCATTATCAAGGATGTCAATCATTTCGATTCTTCCATAGGAAATATTTTCCCCTAAACTTCTTAATTTTTGCAAACAATCAGATACAAACTCATCTGAAATTTGTTCATCAGATAATCCATCACGATAAGTTGATGGAATGACTATTTTTTGAAATCCATTCATTCTCATTTTAAACACTCCTTTTTTTAATTTTTGGGGTAGATCGGCTCTACCCCTACTTTCCCATATCTTCTAGTGCTAACTCATACAACATCTCCATATCTTCTCTATCAAAATCATCTTCTATTTTGTCAATTGCTTGTTTCATGAACGTAATCAATGTTTGTTTTTCATCTTCTGATATAACATGCCCATAGACTTTTGTAATATTTCTAATAGCAAACATATCTTGAATTGGATCTTCTCCATATGTGAATTTTGTTCTTTTGAATTCTTTTTCTAATAATTTTGTTATATTCATTTTCCTTTCCCCTTTCCTTAATTTCCTTTTGTTACTTTTAATTATAACTTTAGGGTTATAATATGTCAATACTTTTTTAAATATTTTTTTTACTATTTTAAAGTTTTTATTTGTTCTTTGACACATACCATTTACTATAGTAAAATAATAATTAGAAAGAACTAAAAAGGAGGGATTAAATGATTAGCTATGAGCCATTATTTCATACGCTATTAAGAAAGAAAAGAAAACTTTCAGACTTAGCAGAAGCAGGAATAAGCTCAAGAATAATAGCAAAGTTTAGAAAAAATGAGCATGTAAACACGTCAACATTAGAAAAAATATGTTTATATCTTCAATGTAATATTGAAGATGTAATTGAAATCATTCCTGATGATTGTAATAAGAATCCCAAAATATACCATTTACCAATTGATACTCCAATGAAACCAGATCCTGAAGATTACTAAAAAGGCTCTAGAAAAAATCTAGAGCCTTTATTTCTTTATATATATTTTTCAAAACCATCTCTTCATTCTGCTGATTCAAATAAGCTACTTTTACATTCTTTCCTTCAATTGCATTCATTGCTCTATAGTAGATTCCGTGGTTGAGATAATTTACATAGATAAAAATAATATCAACACTATCTAAAATCTTTGTATCAAAATTAGCCTGATCTGGATGTATGAATATAAAGTTTGGCAATAGTTCTTTCATTCTCTGTTGCCACTTTTCATGCCCACCTATAAGTACAGCTTTATATTTTTTTAAGAATTCCATATCAACTTCTTCTTGTACTGTATACTCTTCCTGTCTATCTAAATTGAACATAAATTCTCTTAAGCCATTGAGTTCATTTCTGTTTTTCCTTTCTTCTGCTAATTCTGATTGAAGTCTCCTGTTTTCTTTTTCTAATACTTCTATTTGTTGTTGCAATCTAGTAATTTCCTGTTTTGCTGAAAATAATTTCTCAGTAGCAGAGTTTAAAGATTTTTCTAATCCTTCTAACTCAACATACATAGTTTCTTTATTGTTTTTGAAGTACATTTCCTTTACTTGTTTGTATGCTTTAATCATGTATCTGATATACATATGAGCTACAAGGAATTTAGTTGCTTTTTTTATATCTTTTAAATCCTCTTTAAATAAAACATAAAGATACAATATTTCATCTATGTTTTTACTAGTAAATTTAATATCTTCAAATAATGAAATACTAGAAATATTTTCATAATCAAACAAATAAGCAGCTGCATCCATTCCTTTTGCATCAAATCTGCATTGCAAAATATCATTAAAATTTAATATTTCTCCATATTCCTTATAAATAGCCTGCTTCAGTTCCTTTATTTTTTGCTTATCTTCTTCTGTTGCTTTGTCTAATGATATTCTTGCTTCATTATCTTCCCCATAATGTTCCCATCTAAAGGATAACAATGATAAATATTCTTTATAGGTGTCGTTTTCAATTATTTCCCTTCCTTTATTGATAATCAGAAAAAGTAATACTACAGTATGATATTCTATATTAATGCCATTTTCATCTTCTTCTCCACCATATTTTTTCATAAATGCATATATGAATTTACTCAAATCAATTCGCAAATGATTTTCTGCATATGTATAGGTATACCTAAATCCTCTTTTGAATAATTTTTCTAATTCAATTACTAGCTTTTCATCTCTTGGACCAATTAGGATTCCTAATGCCTTCTTACAATATTCTTCTTGAATTAAAGAGCCTTCTTTTACTATTGGGTGATTATATAATTCATGTTCTTTAGCTGCTTTGTAATATTCGTATTTATTCTCTTGATATATTCTATCTATATCCTTGTAGATTTTTTTATTCGCTCCTAAAGCTTCTATCACGAAAGGTAGTAGATTTACCTGCATAATTGTCCCCCTTTGTAGTTTTTCTTATATTATAACAAATAAATATTCAAAAAATAAAAAAAGCCAGGGTTTTATCCCTGGCCATCATAATAATTCCTATTTCTTTTTCTCTGCTTTCGGGTCTGCTATAATTTCATAACCGCCCATAGCAGACGTTGCAACTAGTATCGAATTTATTACAGTAAGCACTATGCCCTCTATACCTTGTCCATTTCTTGCAAATATAAATGTTAATACTAGTGCTATTATCCATGTATATAGTCTTACTGCTGCATCTGTAAAAATCTTTTTTATCCATGATTTAGTAAATTGAACAATTAAGGCAGTAGCCAAAACTAAACCAGTAAATGTGGTCAATGTTTCAGGAGTCATGAAATCGTCAAACATTATTATAACCTCCTTAATACTTCATTTAATTTTGCATAGGTGGCAGGACCAGCAGATCCATCAACGGTCAATCCATTAGCTTTTTGGAACGCTTTTATTGCTGCCACTGTATTAGGCCCAGCTGATCCATCTATAGCATCTTTGTAATATCCTAACAACTTCAAAGCCTTTTGCAATTCTTTTACATGTTCGCCTTTTGTACCCTTTTTTACTGCACCTTTATACTCTAATTGAATTACGTCTTTATTTTGGCTATCAGTTTTATCTGCTACAACTATTGCATCATAGCCTTTCTTTCTTAGTTCATCAGCCAATTTATCAGCATTAGCTCTAACTTTAAACGCTCCTACCTGAACTCTAAACATAACATTTTCCTCCTTCTTTAAAGCATCAAGCTCAGCCTGTACCATATTTAAAAATCTCTGCCAACCCATGTCAAGGGTTCTATGTGGGCAATACTTACCGCTAAAGTCTTGATGTTTCTTTACCTTGTCAATTCCCCAACCTTTTTCTTTCAATTTATATGCTATAAATTTAGCAGCAAGTTTTTCTGCATCTTCAAATTTCTTACCTCCTGATTTTGAATAGCATATCTCAATTGCTATACCTTTTCTATTCCCTTTTCCATTTGCACCGTCTCCTGCATGCCACGCATTTCTATCTTCAGGAATACCTTGCACTATTTCTTTATCATCAACTACATAATGGAATGATACTTGATTGTTGTTTTTGCACATATATGCTACTTCATCTCTTGCGGAGGCGTCATTAGCAGTATTATGAACTACGATAAATTCGGGGATCATAGTATAAGGGCATTTAATGTTGTACTTCTCTTTAGACACTAACATTTGAATTACCTTCATCTTGAAAACCTCCTATTTAAGTATCCCATTTTGGATTGCATAAAAAAAGAAGGAAACAATTCCTCCTAATAATAATCCCATAAACCACTTCATTGTTTTGTTTAAGTTTTCTAGCTGAGTGATGAGACTGTTAAGCCTCTCTTCAAGTCTTCCATTTGCTAGTTCTATCCTGTCTAATCTCTCTGAATGATTGTTAAGTCTCCTTTCATGCAATTCAAGTTTTTCATCTATTCTCTTATGACGTTCATCGCATAGTTTGTCCATATAGCACCTCCTAGAAAAAAGTCCGTTCTTACTTCCCATTTGCCATTTAGTTTTACTATCATTGCTACCCCAGCTATTGTTCTTTTTTCTTTTCTTGTGTTAATACTTCTATTCTTATATTCCTTACATAGAATTCGCCTATATCAGCGGTCCAAATACCAATTGTAGCTCTATGGTCTATTTTGTTGTCTTGTACTACATATTTTAGTCTAATTACTTCCCATTCTTCTGTTTTATCGGCTTGAATTTCTGCTTTACAGATCCATTGCGCATCTAATCTTGCGTCTATTGCTATTTTAGGTTTATCCCCAGATATGCTATATACTTCTGCTACAACTTCTATGATATCTCCAACTCTTAATTCTCCAAAATCTTGGACACAATACCCTACTTTTGTTGTATCTATATTTTTCATGTGCATGCACTGCAATGTGGAATTATAAGTCCATTCATTTCCTGTAGGAGTAGAATCAGTATATGTTGGTCTTACTGGTTCCCAAGTGGCATTTATTCCTTCTTGAAAGTTTTCTTTTGTTATAAAACTATAAAATTCTCTATCGAATAACATATTATCACCACCATTTAATCAATTATAAAATCAGTTGTAATAAAATCAACTCCGTAATTACGCAATGTTTTTGCAGTATTATAATCATTAACTGTCCATGCGTTCACCATAATATCGTTTGTATGGCACTCTTCAATAATTGATTGCGTAATTATGTCATAATTTAAATCTAACATGGTATTACCTAAAGCCTTTGCAAAATCAATTAAATCATTTGAAAAACTACTTGAAACTAATTGTAATTGAATATATTTACTTCTATCCCTTATTTCAGTCAGTACATTTTGGTCAAATGATATAATTATAGCTTTGCTTTCTAACCCTGCTTTTTTCAATATAGATATAAGAGTATCATAATTATCGCTTGTATATGTTGCTGCTTTAATTTCTACAACTGGTATTAGATTCCACTTTCTGCATACTACTAAATATTCTTCTAATGTAGGTATTTTCAAATTAGGGTATAAAGCTATGTTATTACCTGCGTCTATTGTTAATGCTTTTAATTGTGCTAATGTAAAATCTGATACATTTCCTGTACCATTTGTCATCCTATCAACAGTATCGTCATGATGCAATACCCAAACTCCATCTGCTGAAACTAAAACATCACATTCAGCGCCCCAAAAACCCAACTCTACTGCTTTTTCAAATGCTGGCAATGTATTTTCAGGTGCTATTGCGCTTATTCCTCTATGAGCGATATATTTAACTTCATTAGATAATATTCTATTTCTTATTAGATTTTCTTTGTAATCATTGAATACTTCTTCATGTTGATTATAATCTGCTATATGGTTATTGAAAACGTTTATATGTTCATTCAAATCTTCTTCTACTTCTAAAATCTTTTCGTTTAACTCTGATATATCATCTTTTTGAATTGCAGTTACTCGTATGTTTAGATTGCTTATTTTTTCAGATAAATCTCTAATACCGCCTAAACTACTATTAATACTTGCTTTTAAATTTGTTGGCAATGCCATACTAATAGCTGGATTTGTACTTTCAACATCAGGAATATAATCCCAGTCTACTAATGCATCGTTATATAAATCAGGATGAGTAAATCCTTTACCATCAGGGAATATGAAGGCTTTTGATGTATCAAGTTCGGTTAAATAACCATTTTCTTTATTAACTAGATATAACTTGTCTATTTCTTTTATAGCAGGCTCATCTTCTTCCAATACTATCCCTTCAGAGGTGTAAAAATCTACTCGTGGTATAATTGCATCTACGTATACAGTACCATTTTTGTATGATTGAAGACTTCCAAACACTTCAATTGGAATTTCGATAGGTTGTACTAACTGATAAATTAGTGTTATTGCATCAATGCCTAATGTATCGCCTTTTGTACCTGTTTCAGTTTCTCCATTCTCATTCCAAGCAAAATACGTTCCACCTTCTGCCATGTCTGTATAATTTATCACTGTGCCGCTTGATACGTTTGCTTTTACTTCTATTCTCTTTATTAGTTTTCTTTCACTTACATTGATTTCATCTTTAGTACCATTTGGAAGTGAGCGTAATTCTAGTATATTTCCTTCCTCATCTCTGCCAAGTATATATAGAGTGCTTTCCTTTGTTTCATCCTCGTTTACACTTTTAAGCCTTATTGCACCTAATGTAGATTTAGTTCCTCTAATATAACTTATATTTTCGTTTGTATAATCTCCTTCTAAAAGCATTACTCTGAATTCTATTTCTCCGCTTGTTGCTGCGCTATTTATAAACATTCTTAAAGGAAGAGTGTTTGTTAGGTCTGATTTTGTTGTTACTAAAAACTTAAATATGCCTGTTTCACCTGGTGAAATTCTATTAGTTACTCCAAAAGAATCGTCTTGATATTGATGAGTTACTGTTAATCCGATACCAGTTAAGGTAGAGACTAAAGTGTTTTTTCTAACTTCTACAAATATAGTATATTGTGTACTAGGTTTTAAAGTTATAATACCAGCTTTTAGAAAAAAAGCCTTATAAGAACCATCTGCTGTTGCCTTTATAAAATCATTATCTATTAATTCTCCGTTTAGTATTTCCCAGTTATTACTATCAGATATATAATCTTCAAGTACATTTCTATATGTTTTGCCTTCAATTTTAATGTCGTTAATTTGCCCGTTGACGACATTCTCAGGCAATGGAATTACTGGTCCATATGCTTCCTCAACCACTGTTTCTTCTACAGATGTATCATGTTCTAGTTTTTGAAGTCTTAATTCATATTGTGAAACATCAAGGTCTTTAAGAGCATTATAAAGATCAATTCTATCTTGTTCATTTTGTTGACGTATAGCCTCATTTTGTTGTCTATATTGCTCAGCAATTACAGTTCCTGTTAGTTGGTCTAATTTGTCCAATATTTCTCCAAAATTCAACGAGTTGTTAGGGGTTCCATCTTCATTATAAATGATTACTTTATTCCCTCCGCTAGCACCTTCTACAGGTTCATATTCATCTGTTTCAGGATTATAATACTGGCTAATAGGATTGCCATTTACATCAGTTTTAATTGCTTTTGTATTATACGCCAATTTGTCTCACCACCTGTATGAGTTCGTCTAACTTATTGCTTATTTGGTCAACTAAACTTTGAGAGTGTACATATCTCCCTTGTTCATCAACCAACACAACCTTAAGCATACCATTGTGTCCTTCTACAGGCTCATATCTATCTGTAGAAGGATTCCAGTATTGTGGTATAGGCTTCTGGTTAACATCTTTAAAAATTGATTTATCATTATACGCCATATTTATCACCCTCTCAAATAACCAGTTACAATTAATTCAAATTGCATACCACCGCCGTAACGTTCGTTTGCTTGTGATATTGAATCTGTTGACTTGACTAAAAAGATATTTGTTCCTACATCAAGATAATTTTTTACATCTCCTTGTCGATATTTAATGCCTTGCCCCGTTGGGCTCCATGTTGAGGACCCCCACACTGCGCTTGATATATCTGTCCCGCCTATATCCATTATTAAGTCGTATTCTGAGGATGCAGGATAATCAATATAACCAGCACTTTCATCAGATATTTTGTAAAGTTTCATATTCCTAGCGTGATAATAACCATCTGGAATGACTCCCCAGCCTGTGAACAATCTAGGCATTGACTTACACCTTAATATTGCGGTTTCTATTGTTAAGTTATCAGGAATTGCTACTGTAATAAATGCATGATGACTTAATACATTCCCGTATTCGTTCCATATTCCTACTTTTTGCCATCCTTTTAGCTCACCAGATGAAATAAATACATACTTAACTTTGAGTCCGTTGGCTGTTATTATGTTAGAGTTATTCAGGTCTTTGACTACTATTGCCCCATTTTCTACAGTTATACCACTTGAATCCATTACGATGTTAGGTGTTCTAAATTCATTTCCATCAAGGTCAAAATATACTTGTCCATTTTGTGATGTGAGCTTACCTGCTTGTATCATATCAGCTGTAATAATATTTGCTGCCACAAGCATAGCAACAATAGATCCATCTGCTGTAATAGCTGTTTTCCATGTTTGTCCTCCATCATCACTATATCCAAATCCACCAAGTCCCCATCGCCAAATTTTTGTTGCTTGATTGAGATTAGGATTGTCTGCTATATACGTTATTCCGTTTTCTTTATCTTCAATATAATAACCACCTAACATATTAGCCATGAGGTTGTTTACATTTGTTCTTGCTTGTTCAAGTAGTGAAATTTGTTCTTCTACTTCTTCAACTGTTTCTTTTGCTTCTTCAGCTATATTTTTCGCTTGTGTAATTTGTTTGTTAGCTGTGCTTTTGAATTTTTCAACAGTTCCTTTGTATCCTTTTGCAATTTGAGGAGTTCCAGCTGCCTCTAATGTGCTTTTACCTCTGAATTTAAAAGTCGATTTAGTTACAATTGTGTTGTATACTTTGTCATCTCTATCTATGTGTACTATTTTATCCCCTGCTTCAATTGCGGGATTCCCTTGCCATTCACAGGAGTAAGGAATAAATATTGTATCTTTTATGTTGTTGTAAATAGTATTTAACAAAGCAGAATAATCCTCACTAACTAGAGGATTTTCGCTTATATTTATTACATATTCGTCTGTTCCAGCTAAATATACAGCGTCCTCTGTTTCATACATTACGCCTGTAATTTGAATGATGTCATCGCTAGGTTTAAAACTAAATCTGTTAATAGGACCTATTTCAACATCTGTATCTTGATACCATTTCAGCTCTAAAGCACCGTTACGATTGATTTTTGCAAAACAACCTGCCAATTGAGCTACATAGCTGATTATATCCCTACAAGTTAAATCACCCTCTGGTCTTTCTTGTACTGTGTAATTCATATTAGGAAATGAAGTTGTTTCAGCGGGTACTCCGCAAATATTACAAGCGTTTAAATATATTTGGTATAAAGTTGCAGGATAAGTTAATTGAGATAAACTGTAAGGTCTTTCGAATTTAATCATGTTATCAATCGCTTTGATTTCAATTGTGTTTCTTTGTCTGTTTACTTCATCAATATGAAATACGCCTAATGGGACAAACTCCCAAACGTCATCAAAATACAACATTTTAGAGGGCTGAGAAGGCTGCAAGAAGTGTGCGTCTATAGCCTCCCTCACCAAAAGCCCTATATTGCAATATATCGTTGCCCCTATGAATTGAATATCATTGTATTCAGGTTTATTGACTATGGTAAACTGTATATTTGAAGCTATAGCTTCACCAATTGTAAAATCTTCTCCTGATTGTGTTGCTTCATTGTAAATTAACGTCCCTTGAATCAAGTCGCCTTCATCTAGTTCTAAAATTCCCTCGCTATGATGTATTTGTATTTTTGCTTGAAAAACTCTGTCAAGTTCTTGTATTTTTTCTTTGAACAATTGACTAACTGAATACATATATCCACCGCCTTTAGTACTCAACTAGCTTAAAACTTATATCCCAACGTATTTTGTCTATATTGTCCTTATAGATAACCATCTCAATACTTCTATCGCCCACATACATGCGTTTTGTTTGGTAACCTGCAGGAGTGAGAAACCTAACTGTTAAACTTGCTGGTTCTACTGCTGTTTCAATCAAATGTAATTGTGAGCTTGTTAATCCCTTCCATTCCAAGTCTAATGAATATACTCCTTGTCTGATTCTGTCTCTTTGCATTATTCCAAGTTCATTTCTTCCTGTATCGCTCGAATCCAAATCACTCCTTGTGTATTTGAAACTAGCTGGTGAAGGTAAATCTACCCCATTTATAGTTATCATTTTCCTTCACCTCCTAAACTTGAATAACAGTTTTTCCCGCTATTCTATTTTGTCTAGTGATATTTGAGATAATTTTCTCTGTTATTGTATCTTCTCCTATTTTAATTATTATTGTTGTGTCACCACTTTGATTGTTACCTACTGCTCTAATTACTGTTGTTTCCATCATTTCTAATAAATCATCTAAAGGAGATACTACTTCACGACCTCCAGGGTTATCTCCTACAACCGCAAGCATAGGTCCGTTAGTAATTCCACCTTTTGCAAGTGCTGGTATAGCTGCTAATCCTGCTAATCCTTTTGCAACATAAGGTATTGCTTGTGGTGCTGTTAATGCTAATGCTGCAGTACCTATCACAAGTCCTGCACCTATAGCAGTCTTAACAATAACATCTTTATTTGCACTAAACCATCCTTTTACTTTTTCTCCGATACTAGCTATTAAATTTTTAAAATTATTCCATACTGTAACAAAACCACTAACCATATTTCCTACAAATCCTCTTGCAGTTTCAGCAGCTACTTTTAAGAATCCACTACCAAATGTCTTTATATTGCTTCCTACACTATTAGCAAATGTAACAAAATTTCTAGCAGTAACTCTAAAACTCTCACTAAAGTTTCCAGCAAAAGTTCTTGCTGTTTCGGCAATTACTGCCCCTACATTTCTGCCAAAAGTTTGGAGGTTATTTTGTACTGTTTCTATAGTTTTGTTTACATTTCTTCCTACTGTAGTTAATCCAGTATTTATATTTGATACTAAAGTAGTTGCGATTCCTGTTGCTATTACTCCTACGTTGTTTTTATGAGTATTGAAGTTAGTTTCAACTGTATTCCATGCTTTTTTAAGCCCTTCCATTATTCTGCCTGTTGCAATTTCTGTATCTCTTCTTATGTTTTCCCATACTTTTGACATTTCTCTTTGCAAGGCAGTTAATTGATTAGCTACATTAACTTTTATTGTGTTAAAAATATTTGATGTTTGCAATTGCATAATTTGCAACGAATTAATATATTTACTGTAGTTTACCGCAGGAATTGGTGGTGGGCTTAACCCCCAGTTAGGTTCATATATTGGATCTGGTATTGGAGCAAATACAGGTGCAGGTACATATATTGGAACTGTTACTAGTTCTTTAATTCTATTCCACCAATCACCTAACCAAATAAAAAAACCTTCCCATTTACGTTTAGCTTCCTCTATTCCATCATCTACTTGTCTAGTGTCTATTTTAGTATTAATTTGACTTGTTGTCGGTATAACTCCTCCACCTAAGCCACCACTTCCACCAGTAGCTAGATTTTGTTGGAGGATGTTTAATTCATCAAATGGGGCCAATGCTTTCTTAGCTGCTTTTGCTGCTTTCCCTATTCCATCTGCTAATTTTTCTTGTCCATCTGCTGCACCAAGAGCAGAATCTTCTATATCCATATTTGTTTCTACTACCTCAGCGCTTGCACCAATTTCTCTTCCAGTTATCATTGTGTATATTTTTCCTATAGCTTTAACAATATCAATTAGAATCTCTAATGCTTTATTTAAAAATTTTACAACAGGCAAAAGTATTTCTATTAATGCCTTACCAATTAGGGACATAAATTCTTGCCATTGTTCCTTAAGTAACTTGACTTGATTTGCCCATGATTCTGAATTCCTAGCAAAATCCCCTTGTGCGTCTCCAGTAACCGCTAATAAATAATTATACCTTAACATTGTTTGCTCTGCTTGTGTCATTTCTTTCCATGATTTATTGATGCCTTGGGACATTGCATAAGCCTGTAAATTTGCAACATTCATATTAATACCAAGCTGTTTAAGTGGCTCTGTTTCCCCACTAATGCCTGACCTGATTTTAGCAAAGGCTTCTTCTGGATCTAAATTATAAAAGCTAGCCATATCTGCAGCTAGCTTAGTTAATTCTATGGACATATCCTTAACTGCTTCACCAGTTATACCTGATGATTTAAGCATTGCTCCCATAGTAGATGCAAATTGCTTTGCTGATAATTCGGATAAACCAAATTGTTTAGTAGCAGTACTTGCAAATTCATTTATTTCACTTGCCATAGAACCAAAGGTTACATCAACTACGTTTTGTACTTCGGTAAGGTCAGAAGCTACTTCAATTGCTTCTTTCCCAAAATCAACAAGCTTTTTGGTTACAGCGGCAATCAGTCCAATTTTGGTTAGTTTCCCTAGGTTTATTCCTAGTCCTTCAGATATCCCTTTAAAGGTACTATTTATATTGCTTTCAAAACTTTTCAGTGTCTTCTGGGTTTTTGTAACTTCTTTTTGAATACCCGAAAAATCTGCCCCGCCTCTAACTATGAAGTTGCTTTTTGCCATATTATCACCTGCCTCTTGGCAATTAAAAAAGCACTCTTTACAGAGTGCTTAGAATTACTGTCAATATAATGAATAATATTATACTAATAAAAATAAATTTTATATCGTTTCTTATTTTCCTTTTCTTAACTAAGTTCATAATTAAACTTACAACTGATATTCCAAATAAAATTATGCTATCTAGTGCTAATAATGTTAAAACATCTGCTAAAGTTATTCCTACTGATAATATAATCACGATATTTATAACTAAAATTGCTATCCATACCCATATATTTTTCTGTGGTTTATATCCTTCTTGTTTAATATATTTAGGCTCTTTCGGATTAGTATATAAATTCCCTACATCTGGCGAACCATAAAGTCCCATAATAAATACCTCCCCTAGGAATATTCTATGTTTTAAGTTTACAGAATATTCCTAGGAATTGCAAGTTTTTACCTCTCCCCCGAATAAAGCATTTAATACTTTAACCTGTACTAGCATTTGTTCTGGTGTCATTATTTTCTTTTCTTTTCCACTATTATTTTTATCAATTTCTTTTAATATTTCTTCTAATGGTTTTGGATAGTCTTTTTTCTTCCCTAACCATTGAATAGTCCATTTTGCGTTTAGATATGCCAATATAATATTTTCTTTAAATTGCTCTTTCTTTTTATTGTAATAATTCTTTACTTTCAAATTAAATTCATAAGGTGTAAGCTCCCAAAATTCACTAAATGGCAATTCTATTTCGGCAGCAAGTTTCATAGCACCTTTTATAGTAAAAGGTACTTTCTCGCCACCTTCTACTCGTTTTTTCCTTCTGTTTCCGTTTCTTCCTCATCTGCCCTAAACACGTCATTTAAAGCCTTCCACATAACTTTACTTACTTCTCTGATATTAGAATATTCATCCACTAGGTCCATAACCCTCTCAGGAGTTAGCTCTTTATCCTCGTGTACTAAACCAGCCCACATTAAAGTCGCATAATCTTCCATTGTTATTTTACCATCGCTAATTCCGTCTATTTCCATTATGGGCTTCCCGTACTTTTTCTCAATTAAATCTATAGCCCTCATTCCATATCTAAAATTTCTAACTTTGTCTAGCTTGATTGGATAATAACTCATATCAACCTCTCCTTTAACCTTTTATTAATTTTGAATAGGATTTTGTTTAAGATTTTTACTATAGGTAACAATAGCTTTTTAATCATTTTCTTGTCCCCTTAATTTAAGAGTAAAAGGCTAGAATCAATTCTAGCCTTAAACACCTGCTCCAGTTAATAACGTAGGTTTACCTGACACCTTGATAGTGCAACTAAAACTCAATGGGTCCTCTAAATCTGCTGATGTACTGAACCCAGTTACTACACCTTTAAACTGCCAACTCCCCATGTTGTCAGGAAACAAAATAGTAAAATCTTCAACATCTCCGCTTTCAAATAAGTCATATAAGTCTTTTTGTCCTTTCTCAGGTTCAAGTTCTAAATATCCTTCAAGTGAAACCTCTCCAGCATCTTTAAATCCTGCGATAAATTCTCTATAAGCTCCATCACTGTCTAAAGTAGTGATATCTATAGTATCTGCTGATAGCTCTAATCCACCTATAGAAGTTAATCCAGCTACAGTAACAGGAGAATCTTTCCCTATTTGTAGCTTTGTTCCTAATGCTCTTTTAGCCATATTTACTCTACCTCCTCAAAATATATAGTAAAATCTATAATCCCTCTATTAAGTTTCAGCTCATACTCATACTGTTCTGTAACATTGTTAATGTCTATATCTTCAATGTAATAACTGCCTATGGTTTGTCCTGGTAAAGAAATTAATAAATCCTCAACCTTTTTGGTTAAGGATTTCATATCTTTATATTTAGTTGCCATAATACTAAACATATAGCTTAAATACTCTTTTCCAGTTAACCCTTCAAGTGTTTTTACTTTTGTAGTACTGATTCTGGCATAAACTAAACAAGGCTTTACAGCCCCTTCAGGTAAATTTGTAGGAAATATATGACCTATTTCGTTCCCTTCTTCGTCAAATGTAGGTTTTAGTTCATCAATATTATTTTCCAATACTTCTCTTAGAGCGGTTTCCATCTACTTCAACCCCGCTTTCACAATCTCAATATCAATTCTCTTTTTCATTTCGTCTACTATTGTTTTTTCTACTTTCTGTGTATTGTCGGCTAGTGAATCATGTATGAATCGATACCCTGGTATATATCTACCATTCTTTGCAAAGAACCCATATTCCTGCGATACTGGATAATAACCTGTTACTTTGCCTTTCTTATTCTTTTTCTGAAAAACATCATTCATGTTTCTATCAAATACAACTCTATAAATTTTTTTCCCTTTAACTTTGGCACGTTCCCCTACTAGTTTTATACCTTTCTTTAACATTCCAGTATCTACAGGTGCATTAGCCCTTGATTGTTTAAGAACTATATTCATGGCTTTTTTGGAACTTGCAGTTACGTGTTTTTGTGGTACTTTGCCTATTTTTTCAATGCCTTTCTGTACTTCTTCCATGCCTTCTACCTTGAAATATACTTTAGTCATTAAACCACCTTCTCTGCGGTTATCTCAATATATTCATTGCTGAAATTATAATTATCTACATAGACAATATTGTATTCTTCCCCTTGAAATTCAACAGTCATTGTAGTATCAATTTTTTTCTTAGTATACCTTATAAGAAAACTAGTAATTGTCTTACTGAAAGGTGCAACTGATGCAAACTGTTCTTTACCGCTTTTATTTTTTACGCTGGCCCAACATGAATGAATTAGTTTTTTCTCAGTTATAGGCTCTCCATATTCATCACGTTTTGTGACTTGCCTATATATTGAGATTCGTTTGTTTAATTTGCCTGGATTAATCATATTATCACCTACAGTAAGTTTACTGAGTGCATACCTAGTATTGTTTCAACCACTTTATTTAGGTTGTTTTTATCAACATAATAAGATCTATTATCGTACATATCTTGACATAAAATCATTATA